GTTGAGAAGCACTCGCACACGTACGACCACTTGTCGTTTCTGTGCTCCGGTTCCGCGATTCTCGAAACGTCCGGCGAGATGCAAATGCTCCGCGGGCCGTGCGCTATCGAAGTCAAAGCCGGAAACGCGCACCGAATTCAAGCCGTAACAGATATCGTCTGGCTCTGTATCCACGCTGAAAGCGTCGCAGATCCGGAAATTGCAAAGGAGTAAGCCATGCCGTGGGGAGTCGCAGCAGCAGTGGGCGGGGCCGTTGTCTCCTCCGCGTTGGCCCCTAGCCCTTCAGGCGGCGGGAGTAGCGGTCAATACTATTCGCCCACGGGGCTGGGCACTGCCGACACGCAGTGGCAAGGCTTGCAGACCGGAAACTACAACACTTACAACAATACCGACTTGCAGCAGTACGGCGGTCAGTCGCTGAACGCCGGTTTGCAGGCGTACAACAACACCGCGCCCGGCTATCAGAACGCAGCGAACGCCGCCGGCTCGCAATACACGCAGCTTGGGCAGCAATTGCAAGGCGCAGCGGGTCAGCAGTTCGGCGCGCAAGGTGGTTTGCTTAGCGCCGGCCAGCAGCTTTACCAAACGTCGCTGGATCCGCAAAACGCGCTTTACAACCGCAGCGTGCAGCAACTGCAAGACCAGACGGGCGCAACGAACTCGATGTACGGGCTTGGGTCCAGCGCCGCGGGCGCGGGCGTCGCGAATCAGGCGCTCGGCAACTTCAATATCGACTGGCAGAACCAGCAACTGCAGCGGCAAGCAACCGGCCTGCAAGGCTACGGCGCGGCGGTGGGCCAAGCAGGTCAGGCAGCGGGTCAAGGCGGCGCGCTCGGCAGCGCAGGGGCTGGATATACGCTGCAAGGCGGGCAAACGCCGTACACCACTGGGCAGCAGATCGCGGCGCAACCCGGTCAGTTAGGCGGTGCTTACGGTTCGTATTTGCAGTCGAACGTGTACGGCCCCGCGCAAGGCTTGCAGCAGCAGGCAATCCCGTACATGAACTACGGTCAGGGTGCGCAGTCGGTTCCTTACCAAGCGCAGGCGCAAGGCGCGGGGGCGGCGGGCGCGCTGGCGTCGCAGGGCATCAATAGCCTGGGCAACAATCCGCAACTGCAAAGTTCGCTTGGAAACCTGTTCGGCTCTTCGCCTTCAACGGGCTACTTTGGTAGCACGCAAACCCCCGGCAACTATGGCGGGACCGGGTATGGCGGCTTCGGCATGGGTACGGGCGGAGACTACTACAGCGGCGGCGGTAACAGCTACGGATTTACAATGTAATTTTTGGAGGCAGCATGGCCGGATTCAATGTAGCGGGGCTTCCTGCCTTCATTCAGTACCAAGGGCAGTTGCAGCAGCAGGACTTTGCTCGGCAGCAGCACCAACAGCAGTTGGTAGCGTTCCAGCAACAGCAGCAGGACCGCCAGCGGCAGCAAGCCGCGATGGCGGCGGCGGGTAACGCGTTGCCGCAACTTCTGCAAGGGGGTATGCCGGCGCAACAGCCGCAGGGCCAAATGCCGCCCCCTCCGCAACCCCCGGCACCCGGTCAGCCTTCGCAACCGATGCAGCAACCCGGCCAAATGCAACCGCCTCCGCAAGGAATGCCAATGCCCGGTCAAGGTATGCCGCCGGGACAACAGCAGGTCAACCAACCGCCATTGCCGCAAGGACAACCGCAACAGCCGCCGCCGTTCCGGCCTATGCCGACCAGCCCGCCACCTCAGCAACAGGCAGCGCCGGCAGCTATCGCGCCACCCCCGCAGACGCCGCAACAGCAAGGACCGGGCGGTCCGCTCACAATGCAAAGCGCGATTAAGGTTTTGCAGGACCAGGGTTTGTCTGGCGCGGATCTGATGGCGGGTCTGCAACAGCTTACGCCTTTGCTCGACAGTCAAGCGAAGCAGCAATCCGCGCAACTGCAAATGCAATTCAACAACGAGTTGAAGCTGCAAGGGGTGTCGGATCGGCACGACCAGATGGCGGAGCGCGTGCGCGAAGCGGATCAGCGGGCGCAGGATCGGCAAGCCTCCCTGGCAGACCGGCAGCAGGCCCGTGAAGAGTCAAACGCGATGCGCGGCGAGATGATCGCGCTTCGCAAGCAACAAATTGCTGCGACGAATGGCGAAGACGCGAAGTTCTCACCGGATGACGTTAAGTTCCTGGCGGAACAGGCGCATGCCGGCGACACGACGGTGTACCAGAACTTGGGGCGCGGCGCGCAAGGCGCAAAGAACATTATCGCGGTGCGACGCGCCGTGATGGATCTGGCGAAATCCAAGGGTGAAACCGGCGCGGATATCGCGGCGGCGAATGCCGGCTTCCAAGGTGAGAAGGCGGCGGCGCGCACCGGCGCGACCAAAGCGGCGAACGTCGGCATGGCTGTTACCGAAGCGCAGCAAACTTTCCCGCTGGTCCGCCAAGCGTCGGCGGCATTGCCGCGCACCGAGTTCCCAGGTGTCAACCGGGCGCTGCAAGCCGCACAAACCGGTTCGGGCGATCCGCGCGTGATCGCGCTTGGCACGGCATTGAATACGTCGGTGAATGCCTACGCCCGCGCTATCAGCCCCTCCGGCACGCCCACTGTCGCCGATAAGGAGCACGCTCGCGAACTGCTGAACACGGCCAACACGCCGGAACAGCTTAACGCTGTGCTCGGCATGATGGAAAAGGAGATGTCGGCAGCGTCTAAGGCACCTACCGAAGTGATGGCCCGCCAGAAGGCGCGCATATCCGGACGCGACCCGGCGACGGCATCCGATACCGGTGCACCGGTTCGGGTTTCGTCAGACGCGGAGTACAACAATCTGCCTTCCGGCGCGGAGTTCATCGCGCCTGATGGTTCGCACCGGAAGAAACCGTAATGGCCGGCTGGCAAGATGCACCTCTCGTAACCCCCGGCGGCGCAGGTAAAGCCGCGTGGGAAAGTGCGCCGGTAATCAGCGCATCCGCGCCGCCCGCCGGGAAGCCGCCTGAACAGCCCCCACAGAACATGACGGCGTTCGTGGGCGGCAACCTGTCCAAGGGCGTGGCCGATGTCGCCGGTTTGCCGGTTGACCTCGCAAGTTCGGCTATCGAAGGCGTGAAGGGCGTGGCGAATAAATTCGGCGCGAACCTGAAAGAGACGCAAGCCCCGGTTGGCGGTTCGGAGTGGATCAAACAGAAGTTGTCGCAGATCGGCTCAATCAGCCAAAGCGCGGAACCGCGCACCCCCGGCCAGCGTATCGTTGCCGCCGGCTTGGAAGCCGCGCCCTCGGCAGTCTTGCCAGGCGGTGGGGCAAAGGCCCTTCCACGTATTGGTGCGGCGGTTGGCGGCGGCGTGGGCGGCGAAGTCGGGCGGCAGATCGGCGGCACGACGGGGCAGGTTGTCGGCTCACTGGTCGGCGGCGGCCTTGGCGGCATGGCCGGTGCGGAGCGCGGCATTGCTAAACCTCCTTCCGAAGCCGCGCGCGCATCGCAAGAGTCGGGAATTCCGCTCACGCTTGGGCAAGAGACCGGCAGCAAAGCGCTCACCTCAGTTGAGAACCGTTTGCGCGAACTGTTCCCTTCCAAGGGTACCGCGCACGCCGACGAACTCAAACAGGTAACCGCTGGCGCGAACCGCGTCACAGAACTGGCAGATCGACTCAGCGCGCCGCAAGGCGTACCCGGCGAACTCTTGGAAACGAACATCGGCGAGAAGCTGCGTTACGCGTACCAGAACACGGTGTCGAAAATCGATAGCGCACGTGATACGCAAGCGACTCACGATTACGGCGTGGTGCGCCAGTTAGCCGGTGACAAGCCTGTGATCGGTTACAAAAACACGATGGATACACTCGACAAGATCATTGCCGAAAATACCAACGTGCCTTCTGCCGACGCCAAGAAAGTCGCCGCGCAAGCTGAAAGCATCAAAAAGGCTTTGACGGTGACAACGCCTGGCGCACCGGGCAAGCCTGCTTCTGCGATCCTGGGGCCTTCCGGCGCACCCGCTACGGCGGCTATTCCGGCAGCGCCCGCGGCAACCGGCACGGCCACGCACACGATAAATGACGCGATGAAAACGCGGTCGGCGTGGGGGAGAGCCGCGCGCCGTAGCGGGAACATCTTCTCCGATATCGATCCGACCGCCAACCAGATGCTCGCCAAGCGCTTGTTTGGCGCGATCAACAAAGACTTCGAGTCCGCGAGCACGGCGCAAACGCCTGTCGCGCAAGCGCTGAAAGCTGCAAACCAGAACTACGCTAAGGCGTCGCAATCGCTCACGTTCATTGAGAAGTCGGCGCTTGGCAAACTGTTAGGCGAAGACGTGGCCGACGCTGCGTTTACCGGCGTGCAAGGCTCGACCAAAGCGCCCGAAGCCATCGCGAAAAAGTACTTATCGATGACGCCAAGCCAAGCGAAGTCGGTTACCGCTATTCTGCAACTGCATCAGCCTGAAGTGCTCCAAGACGCCAAGGCGTTCGTGCTGCGCAACGGCCTGGAAGCGGCGAAGAACACCGCCCCAGGTGCGCCGCCGATATCCTTCGCGAAGTTCCGAAAAGAGATGGACCGCGTACAGCCTAAACTCGCGCAGATGGGCTTCTCGAAGAAAGATATAGCCGATATCAAGGACGTTACCGATACGATGGCCCGCGCTGGCGATCGCGCCGGTATGAACCCTTCCGGTACGGCGGCGGCAGGCCACATGCTCGGTACGGCAAGTATCGCTTTCGCGCATCCGATGGCGGCGGCGGCATCCGTGCTTACGCCCTACATCGCTTCTAAAGCGCTACTCACGAGCAAGGGTCGCGACCTGTTGCGCGCGGCTATCGACTCGAAGAACGGCAAGGCGCAAGCCGCCGCAATAGGCGCGTTACGTTCGGCGTTTCAGGAGCCGTCTAAGCAGAGTGGTGCTCAGACCCCGCCAGGAGGAGCGCAACTAGCATCACCGCCTCAATGAAGTTGAAGGCCATGTCCGGAGTTATCATTGGCGACGCTCTGCGCGCCATGCGTCGCGAGCACCGTCGTTATAAGCAGAGCCGTAGCCTCTGTTTTGCGGGTCGCCGTGCGCGGTGAGGTAGGCGTCCATATAGCCGGTGTTGTATTGCTGGCTATAAGATGGGCGCGGTTGTTCCTGCTGTTCGGCGCGCGGAGTATGGTTCATGTAGTCTAGCCACGTCTGCGCGTTAGCAGCAAGCGGTACGGCGAGTAGTAAGGCAAGAACGAGTTTCATGTGAGTCTCCCAGGTTGTTACGACCACTATAGCAGTTGCAAAATGAGAATACAAGATGCGCATACTTTGCATTGATATCGGCTCCAACGCCCTCGACTTGTGCATGCGCTGGCAACAGCAAGGCCATGAGGTGCGCTGGTACGATAAACCGCGCCCTGATGGCACTGACCGCCACGCGGGTGAAGGCATCATCACGAAGATTACTGACTTCAGCGATCTGCGCAAGAAGTGGATTGGGTGGGCGGATCTGATCTATACGCCTGACAACGTGGGGTATCTCGACTTGCTCGAACCGTACCGCAAGATCGGTTACCCAATCTTCGGTTGCAATCTCGAAGCCGTTGAGTGGGAGCTAGACCGGGAAGTCGGACAGAAGATCATGGATGATTGCGGCATGCCGTGCATCCCCGGCAAAACATTTCACGATTACATGTCAGCCGTTGCCTATGTCAAGAAGCAGGGTAAGGCATTCGTCTCCAAGCCTTCCGGCGACGGTGAACGCGCAATGTCCTATGTCGCTAACAGCGCAGCCGATCTGGTCTATATGCTCCAGCGCTGGAATAAAATCCCGAAGTACGTCCAAGCTGCCCGTGAAATGGGCTTCATTCTGCAAGAAAAGATCGACGGCATGGAGATGGCTGTCGGCGGCTGGTTCGGCCCTATGGGCTGGTCTAAAGCGGGATGGGTCGAAAACTTCGAAAATAAGAAGCTCATGAACGGTGACCTGGGTGTCAATACCGGGGAGATGGGTACGACCGTTCGCGTCGTTAAAAAGTCTAAGCTCGCGGACCAAGTTCTGAAGCCGGCAACTGAACACCTCCACCGGGTCGGGTACGTCGGCTACGTCGATGTGAATTGCATGATCACGCACGACGGAACCCCCTACCCGCTAGAGTGGACGATGCGCGACGGATGGCCGATTCGCCACAACCTGACCGCACTTATCGAAGGCGATCAGGCGCAATGGATGCTTGACTTGGTGAACGGCAAGGACACGCTGAAAATCAAACAGGATACCGTGTGCATCTCCGTCCTGATGGCGCTTCCCGACTTCCCCTACTCGAAGATCACGAACAAAGATTTATGCGGCATTCCACTTTACAATGCGGAAGATATCGACCACTTGCACTGGTCGGAAGTCATGATCGGCGACGCACCGCGCGAAGTAAACGGGAAAGTAGTTGACCTACCCGGCCCGGTGACGGCGGGGGACTACGTTCTGATCGCTACGGGTACAGGCGAGACGATTACCGGCGCTCGGCGAAGCGCGTACAGCGCTATCAAGAAAGTTAAAATTCCGAATTCGCCTTTTTTCCGAACGGACATTGGGGCGGGCCGTCTAAAGAAGCAACTTCCCGATCTTCAGCGTTTGGGTTATGCGGTTGGTCTTTCATACTAGGAGCCTCACATGCCGATGAAATCGAAAGCACAAAGCCGCATGATGCACGCGGCGGCCGAAGGTAAGGTTAAAGGTGTTCCCGCCAAGGTGGGCAAGAAGTTCGTTGAAGAACAGCACGGCAAATCGCTTAAGCGCTTGCCGGAACGGAAGACCCGGAAATGACCGGCGAAGCACGAAAGGCCGGTCTGATTTCCGAGTCATCGATCAAGACAGCCCTCACCGAGGCCAAAGGGGATCTCTTCCTCGCCGCTTGCGCGCTCGCCTGCACCGCTCGCGAGCTCGACCAGTACATTCGCCGGTCCGCTGTCCTCCAAGCCTTCGCGGGGGCTGTAGAGCAAGTGAAGATCGACCCGGCGTACTCGCGTCTGAGTACCGAACAGTTCGAAAACCAGGTAGCGGACCTGTGTCGATCCTTCCGGGTAGACGGAATAAAGGAAGTCCATAAACTCGCGACTATGGAGTTCGGTGACAGCGCCGCCCTCGCCAAAGTCAAACTCGATGCTGCATTGGCGCTCACAGGCGGCAGTAGCCAGCGTACGGGAAACAGCGAGACGGAGAACGCCCTCGTCGAATTGAATGCTCTTTATCATGCCAATGCTCCTAGAATCAAAGAAATCAGGCAGACGGTGATAACGATGAGAGATGATCAGGAAGCGACTCCACTAACAATCGAACATCGGACAAGTCCTTAAGCGCGGCTTCCCGGTCCTTCTGCAGTTTGCGCCAGTCCGGCGTCTCGGTCGGGAAGTGGTTTAAACGTTTCAGGCTGATGTACCCGAACCGTGCCAACTGCCATACCGCCGACTTGAACCCGGCCTTCGTTATCTCGCGCCGGGGCACCGCGCCGCCTTCCAACCAGTCGTAAGCCGGGATCAACCCGGAGCGGTCTGGTTTCAAGCGCTTCTCGATATACCAGTACTCGACAGGCTTCAGGACGTGCATCATCGCGCCCACTTGCGCCGCCGGCCACCCGCTCGCTTGCGACAACTCCTCGAGCGTCATATTCCGACCGCCGCAGTGAAACCAGATGTCCTGCAAGAAGTTGACGCGTGGATGGCGCAGGTCCACTTCCTCGTCGTAAGCGGTCCAGCTAACCGGGTTCGGAATCACGCCGTACTCGGTGTTGTCGACATTCACCGCGGCGAGACGCTGCATCGTGTAAGGGCACTCGACCATTACCGTCACGTCCTGGCCACCTGGCGCGAAGTGCGTATCCATCACGAAGAGCACGCCGCCGCGTTTCTTCCACTCGCGGATCTGCTGTTCGGATTGCGGGAACGCGCTGCTACTCAGGAACGCCGGCAGGTCCGCCACGGTGCGCGAATCGAAGATAACCGGCTTGTGCAACCACATGGCACGGTTCAGTACCACGTGAGTAAAGTCGGCAAGCGCGCGGCGCGCAGACGCCGCCACGTCAGTTGTTGAGTACAGTTTCACGGTTTCGTATCCTCTATGACCCGAAACATCAACCAAGCGACGTCGGGCTGCGGGATATAGCCAAGTCGCTGAATGGCTTTGGCGTAAAGCACAAACATAGTCTTTGGTTGGCCTTCAGCGCTAACGTATACCGCGCCGTACTCAAGCGCTGTTTCCAGTGTCTGACCTTCGAGTAGCTTAAAGTGCGCCATATCATACCGGCACGATGTAGTTTCGATAATCCGCATCAAGATCACGCTGATCCCGGAGGCGGCGTTCGGCGTTCACGGCGCGCAGATCCTGAACTGCTTCGACGGTATGCTTTTCGTGCTGCATGGCTTCAAGAGACGCACGCTGATACCACTTCTCGATTTCGTCCTTAGCGGCTCGCCCGTAGGCTTCCCGGTGTTTGTGAATGATGCTCATAAATCGTACTCCTTGACTTCTGGCAGGCCAAGCGCGCGGCGCGCTGCCTGGCGCACTTCGAACGTCACCGCGTGGCCGAAGTCTTCCGTGTTCAACAAGCGCTTCGCAAACGCGGTTAGTGTGCGGATCGTTTCGACATCGGTGCGCATCGGTACGGCGTCAGGGTTAGGGATCGTCGGATCTCTGTAAAACGCTTGCGCTTGCGCTTTAGCGGCGGCCTCTGTCAAGCACGTCTGCCAGTTTGCGTTAGGTTGTTGCTCGGAATGCTGATAGTGAATGTGTTTTTCGAGTTGCCGAAGACGGTCGTAAACCCCCACGAAGTTATCCGATAACCGGTCCAGCGAACTGTTTATCTGCGCATCTGTCATTACTTTCTCCTCTTCATTGTGCGGATAGTGAATGTGCTTTTCCATCTGGCGAATACGCTCCTCCTGTTGCTCCACTCGCGCGCCAAGGTGTACCAGTCGGTCATAGTTCAGATCCATCACTTTCTCCTTTTCATTGCTTGCATGAGAA